AATTCGCCTTGTTTCTGCTTCATGACTTTAGTATAATAATCGCCTTGGGTCTCCTTCCACAATTTTTCAATGTATTTGACCGTAAATACATCCCGCACCACTTCCGCACATTGTTGCAGAATCTTTTTTCTAACAACAGCAGCATCAGCAGCAACTTCAGCAGCATCAGCAGCAACTTCAGCAGCCTCAGCAGCAGCAGCAGCATAAGCAGCATAAGCAGCAGCATCAGCAGCAGCAGCATAAGCAGCAGCAGCAGCAACTTCAGCAGCAGCAGCATAAGCAGCAGTAGCATAAGCAGCAGCTTCAGTTAATTCTTTCATTGTTGCCGTTCCTAGTCCAAACCGTTCAGCCGTCTCTACCGCCCGTATGCTGCGTTCATCTTTCATTAGGTGCTTGGCTAATTTGGCACAACGAGCTTTGGCTAATACAAGCATTCTAAGTTGGCTGTTATCACTCCTATTGACCAGTTTACCAATAAACCATAACAACCAATCGCCCCTTTCACACGATTGATAAAACTTATCGAAGGTTGTAAACTTCTGTGCATACTCAAGTCCAAGACTGCAAGCGTTTTTGTCCGCTGCCCACTTTAAAAACTCTGTATAGTTCATTTTTGCTCCTTCCACTTCTTATATTCCTTGTACATAGCCACCGCCGCGCGGCCATACTTAACCGTTTCTTTTTCGTTATACCCATCTGGCCCGCCGTTCCATATCCGGGCGCAATATTCTACATACCATTGGTCGGGCACGCCGCCATCGGGATACTTCTCGTAATGGCGGAGGTAAATGCGAGCCATCTCCATAGACTTTAAGGGACTGCGCCGCATAAGCAGATTATATTTTTCTCTGCCCTCGATCCTATTAACTTCCTCAACCATAGTTTTATGAATCTGTAAAATACCTATCGCCTTGCCGCCGTCCCCCACAGCATCGGGGTTGCCACCCGATTCAAGGACACACAATATGCCGATAATCAGGTTTAGCAGTTCCTCAGTCATTTCTTTCCCTTTCGTATTATCTCTATTTGTTCACAGCTTCCCTTTTTGGGTGTCCAACCAAATACTTTCCTGAACTCTGTAACTTCAAACACGTCCAGTGCATCGGTTCGGTCAGGCACATATAGACCATCATTTATTTTACCAGGTGTGGCCCATATATAGACGTTGTAAGTTACAAAGCCTTTCTTATCTCTCGTTACCCAGCGCTTCATGTTTTTGCTCCTTACCTGCCTTCTAGTTGTATTATTACAACCGGCGTATCTAATAAGCAGGTTTAATAATTCTTCACTCATGTTTTTGCTCCTTACTTGCCTTCTATTGTAATTGCAGTTGCCGCATGGTTACTATATCGTTTCGTTGCGTCAATCAAACCTATAATCTTATCGTCCTCCCATAATATTCCGTTGCAGCTATCCAGCACAAACTTAATCAGGTTATCCAGATCGGGCTTATGCGTGTGTGTTTCGCCAGCACTAAAATACTTCTTGGGCCGGGCCATACAAAAATCCAATGTCAAATATACTTCTTCCTTGCAAAAGTTTTGCTTGCCAATCTGCTCTTTAACCTTTGCCGCAAACTCCTGCTTATCTTTTGCACTCGGATCGTAAGCGTGGCCTGACTTGCTCATCCGCCACCTTTTCTGTGCCTGCGGTTCGCCGTCAATAGTTATGTTAAGTGTTTTCATGATTTCTCAAAGCACTCCTGGTTGCAGAAATAAACCCCCATTGCCTTCATGCCCTCGCCCTCGTAAATCATTTTGTTACAGTTATTGCAAAGGTGATACTTTCGGGGACGGGTCAGGGTAACAGCCGGGGAATCCTCCCAGCGTTCCTGGTTCAGCCACGTCGCGGGGTGTGGAATGAACTGCCCCCCTTCCTTCAGCCAAGCTGCGGTCTGGCGTTGCTGCTTAATAGCCAGAAAGATTTTCTCAGCCTTTTCGGGGTCAATGTTAATTTTCTGCCAAGCGTCAAAGGCGGCCCCCTTGCCGACCTTTTTAGGGTAAGTATCCCAAAAGATCAAAAAGTCTGCGGTGTATTCCCTTTTCTTTTTCCCCCTCACACTCCCCCTATTGTTTGCATTCTTTCCATTATTTACATTCTTTACATTATTGTTTGTGTCCTTTGGTTGTCCTTTGGTTGTCCTTTGGTTGTCCTTTGGTTGTCCTATTTGCTGTCCTTCGTAATTACTTCCATTTTGGTAACTTTCGTAATCACAAACAGTTACAACAGAATAATGGCTGTCCTTTTTGATGTCCAAAAAACCGAGTTTTTCTAATTTTGCCATTCTATTTCGTACTGTAGATGGTTTCATGTTCAATTCAATCGCAGCTTTTTCCCTCCCATAAACAAACTGTCCAGGTTCCAACGTAACTATAGTTTGTCCCCTGCCAACCTGTAAACCAACGTGGCCGTTTTGATGTCTCGCCTTCATTGTACACCAACTATAAACCATCCATAAACCCTCTGTCCAAATACAACTACCTATAAACTTTCGTGGAAATTTTACATAACCTTCACTAAAAACTTCCGTGTCCATTGGCCCACTCCACAAAAAAACCCGCAAGGTGGAATGACTACAGAGAACTGTAATTCCTTGCGGGCCAAAAAGTTAAAACTAATTGTTTTGTAAATCGTAGTCATTCCACCCTGCATAGCATAGGGATTTAGCGGACCTGTCAACTGTTAATTTGGAAAAATCAGTTAAAATGGAATGTCATCTTCTGTTGTTTCTGTCGGCTTTTCGACTGGTTTGTCTTGAGTTTGTTCGCTTTTTTCAATGTATTTCCCTATCTCAAGAAACCGCTTGCCCTGGTCGTTCGGCTTGCCCTGCACAACTTCTGCCAGACCTGTCTTGCCGATACAATCTTCCGGCAGCAGCTTGCCAATATCAAAGTCACGCCCAACGCATTTGCAGAAATGCTCAAGACGCCACAAAGCCTTCGGATGTATCGACAGCCGGTCGTAAACGGTAAACGGATCAGCCACGTTCGGCACTTCAATTTCCAGCTTGACGTGCATATATGAATACCCTGTCTGGCTGACCTTCTCTCTGGCGTCAATGCAGGTAAAAGCGTAAACTCCTGGCTCAACTGTAGCTATCTTCTTTAATTGTTTGGGGTTATAGTCCATCATTTTTTCCCTTCATCTATTTCAGGATAATTTTTGCAATCAGGTTCCACAGATATAATGCCTCTAAGCTCTATCAAGCCTTCCTTCAATTTCTCCGCAGGTATTTCCTGCTCAACCTTCGTCCAGCTTCGCGTACCGAACAGTCGGTCTATTGCTTCCAGTTTCGCGGTCTTATCCTCGACCTTCTGGCTGGGCCAGCGTTTAAGTAACTCGCCCTGAATCTCCTCGCACAATATTTCCCGCTTTCTGCGCAGCCGGGCGGCATCGTTTAGACCTTCCTCATCAGCGCCGGTCTTGGTCTTTAGCCTCGTATCTATCTTGTTATGCTGCCCTGGACACAGGCAATCGAAGTGTGGTTTGAAAAACTCATACGTCGGGTTGTCTATCATTTCCCCATCGATAACGTTGAACCTATCGCCAATAACAGTTGCCCTGTGATATATCTTCGGGGGTGTTTCCGCCTTCTGGATACGCTCCATCTCGACCAGCAGGCTCGGCTCGAATCCGAACTCGGTTTCAGTTTTCATCTTCACACCAGACTTGATAAGTTCCCGCTTGCCGGTCTCCTCGTCAGGGTCGGTGAAGTCCCATTCGTAACCTGCTCTGCCGCATATAATTATGTGCAGCGGGCTGTTCAGGTAGAAGTCCGTCCACTTGGCCCACAAAGGTTTGATTACGTTCCAATCCTGAAACTCCAACCTCTGCCTCGGCTTAATCTTCATCGCCTTGCGGCTGGCGTTGACTTTGGCAAGATGGGCCTCGCACAGTTCACGCCACGGATGCGTGATACTGTCAACAATGATGATACCCCCCTGTTTTTCACAGGCCGCCCCAAACGACATGAGGTCGTCGAAGCTCCGCGATTTGATCCCCAGAATATTGCGGCCCGTCTCCTTCTTGACGCGGGGATTTATATACTCTACCCCCCCCTCCGTGTCATACATACAGATAGGCCCATCATGCTTCATCTGCTTCCGCAGGCCCAGCGCAATCTCGACCGCAGTGTAAGTCTTGCCAGATTTGGCAAATCCCAATATTCCCACTTTCCCCCAACCCTGCCCCGTTCCTATTTCCTTTAGCTTCATTTTTAGCCCTTTCTTTTAACTCTATTTGATAAGGGCCGCCTATACCTGACGGCCCGATACTGACAAGAGGCGGGGACTTGTCTAGGTTGCCCCCGCCACCATGAGGAAAGGAGAAAACTATTCTGAAAAAGGCCCGCCCAATGTTGGTGACTATACTCAAAACTACTAACACTAAACGGAGGTAAAGATGTGAGTTTGGACGGGCCTTGGTTTGTAGCGCCCCGGTATCATGGCTGTCGCCGTCCGTGGCGTGGAGAACCGGGGCGTAATCGGGTCTATTTTGCATCATTTTTCCCTGGATTCCCTGACAGTTCGGACATTCTATCGTTTGCTATCATAGCCTCAATGCCCCTGGCTATGGCGTAATTGACCCTGGCCTGGAATGTGTTAATCCCCGGCGCAAAATGCTCCGCATACTCACTGAGCATCTCGCAGGTGCGTGTTTCGATCTGGACCATTTTCATTGTATGATTCTCCTGAAAATAAATAACTTTAGCGTTACCAACAGTATATCACCGATGCAATGAAATGCAAGTGAAAAAAAAGAAAAAATTAAAAAAACATTTCCCGATACAGCCGGTCGGTATAAACCTCACGCAGAGCGGCAAGGCTGTCCCGCAGCAAAAAACTGCACCACGTTTGCGAATAGCCGGTGATTTTGCTGATTTCGTCCTGACTGTAATTCATTGTGCAATATAGACTTAGCACCAAACCTCCGTGTTTCGGAACGTCCCTCCTAATTGTCGGCATGAACTCCTTACTCGCAGCACAACTAAGCGGGCTGGGCATAATGGCGCTTGGCTCCCTGGCAAAACAGCACAAGCCCTCACCGCTATAATTGTCGTGCATGTTGAATATCTGCGGAGGCTCCTCCCCCATCTTAGCCATCGTGCGACGAACCGAACGTCCGATACGGTCGAAGTTCCGTACCTCGTCGAGCATACTGCCCCGCAGCCTGCGGTACGCATACGTCGCAAACTCCACGTTATAACTGACCCTGAAATCCCGAATACACTTGATTAAGCAGACATTGGCGACCGACACCAAATCATCATAATCCAGGCCGCTGCGGATCGCAGCCGACCTTTTGTAAACCTCAGAAGCAATAGAATAGACTAGCGGCTGATATTTCACAGCCAGCCTGTTACGGTTTGTTATAGATCGTCTGCGGCGATATGTTTCCCAGAGGGAGCTTTCTGCAACTGCTGGGTGTGTAGATTGCTGCGTCAACTTGTCGCTCCGCGATACCATCTAAACCATTTTCTATACGAGCCATGCTTAGCTCTATATTACGCAGTCGTTTGTCCAAGTCAACAGGTATTCTTTTTTCGAGTTGATTGATTGACGTCTGACAGGCGCTGGTTTCTGCCCGCTGAGTCTTGATGAGTTCCTTTATGGTTTCCGTATTGCGGCATACCTTTTCCTTGTTCTCCCCGATACTGACAAGGCTGCATATCCCAAATACAACCAAACCACCCATCAAGGCAATAAGAAACGACCTTGAACCATTCATTTTGTTGTTAATCTTAGCTGCTAGTTCCTTCATTCTGGCTCACCTTTCATTTTTTCAGTTTCATATTCTTGCGGGTCAACAACTCATTTACCCGATCTTGATACATATCAATCATCAAGTCCTGCTTCTCTTTTATCCGCTCGGCAACGTCGGGCCGGTTCTGTTCCAACGCCTGATAATACGCTGTCACAAGCCCCAAAGACATATCGCTGGTTTCCCTCCTTATATCAGCAAAGGCTGTCATCTCCGGCACACCAAATTCTTCAGGCCAATCGCGGGAAAGCAACGATAAAGAACGGGCAAGGCCGGTCAACCTTGAGTGCCGGTAATACATATCCTCGTCCATCTGCCTGTCCTTCTTGTCCAGGCTGGAAGTAACAGTATGTCCCAAATCACTGAACCACTGGGTGTGCTTGCTCTCTGGATGCTCATAGTTATATCTGGCAACTCGCTGCAATATCTTGTCCCGCTCGTCAGAGTAGGTGTTCCTTATTATTATAGGCGCTAAAAAGTTGATACCATACATTGTCATCGGACGGTCATACATATATTTCTTTACGTCGTTGCCGTAAAAGTCCACCTTCGGGGGCGGCAAAACTGTGCTGGTAGGAAACCCCTTACGCATTACCCGCTCGCCCCAGGTTGGCCGTTCGCCTTCCTCGCCGGTTATCTTGTGTTCCCTGACATATTCATCCTTGGCCCTCATATGGCTATCTATGTAGTTCGGTATAAATGAACTGGCAAGGTTGGCCGTCCAGTATTCCCGATATGTATCATCGGTTGCTGCCTTGAACAAGTCACCCAGCCCCCGGTAATAAGTAGCGTCCATCCCCATCCCGGCCATCTTGGAAACCCAGCGGTCAAATGCTTTCTTTCTACCAATAATATCAGCTTCATCCATAGCTTCTAAGGTATTTATACCAAACGCTAGAATTTCAGTTAATGGTCCCAAGTTTGCATAAGATAACCAATAGTCACCCATATTTATTGACAGAGGCGGTGCTATTTCATTCCTGAGATTCTGCTCATTCTTCGTTGAACCAAAGTAGCCTGCCGAACCAGTTATTCGCCTGTTCCCATTCTCATCTTTGCGCAGCGAGTCGAGTTGGCCGACAATATAATGGCCCATCATGTTGCGGGCAACATCTACAGAGAACTTGTAACCGGAATATGTGCTGTCAAATACCTTGCCGCCCTTGAATACCTTGCCAACTAACCGTCTGGTCAGCCGGGACGCAGTTACAAAGTCGCCCAGCGGCGACATCATGCCGCCCTGATACGAAAGTTGAGCGCCTGTCTTGATAAAAGGAGTAACCAGGCCCGCGGGCGGCACAGTCTTGCGAATGCCAAGTAACGCCTTTTCAGGCCAGCGGGCCTTGTTCTGGAATGTCGCCCGCCATGTCTCCCAAGATCGGATCGCATTCTCATAGGCAGGGCTTTTAGTGTCTCTAACCATGTCGTCCACAAAGTTTACCATCTGCCGCGAATAGGGTTTGATACCAGCCTGCTTACCCAGCCTGACAGCCTCGGCTGCCACCTCGTTGTGTATGTGCATAGTCTTGACAAACTCGTCAACCGCCGCGGTTGCCGTAACCGGAGAGCGAACAACAGAGCCTACCGGGATCGGTACGCGACCTATATTTAAGTTCGGTATAGCTCCCCGCATATAAAACTCAACATCCTGCAACTTCTGGACCTGGCCCAAACGAAACTCCAACGCCGGTATCTCATAACGAAAAGTGTACCATGCGTCTTTGGACGCCCTGGCCCACGCCTGCGGTGACAGCACTGAATGGTGCAAAGCCTCGACCGTCTCCATCATAGTACCCTGCCGGACTAAAGTGCGAAGGAAGTTGGCTGCCGGTTTGACTACCATGACATCGCCCAAGGCGTACAGCCCGCCCAGAGCGTTTCTTACCCCAGTGGTCGGAGCAGACATCAGACCTGAACGGTACACTTCCTGCACCGGCGCCCACCAGCCCGCCTGCCCGCCTTCAGTAACATTACGCAGGTCGTGAGCAAAACGAAACTGTAGATATTCCGGCAGGTCGGAGACTACCATCCGGTCCATCTCGCTGACCTTCAGGCCGTCCCTCTCCCATTTCTCCATAACTTTCATTACCCGCTTGTGCCATTTGTCGGCGACCTTGGCTTTTTTAGCCGGGTTCTTGGCGGCCAGATAAGCCTTGCGGGTCTTTTCGTCCACATAGAACAGGTTGCGGGCGATAAACTCTTTCAGCGGTTCATCAGCGCCGGGAACCCACTTGGCGTTTGCCCCGGCCTCCTTGCCAGCGTAACCGTGTAACCTCAGTCTGGACGCGGTTGCCGATACCCCTTCCTGATAGCCGGTCATAAGCTCAAATGTTTTCCGTCCCTGATTTATATCGTTGACGTTATTGAACAGCTTGGTGCTTTCCTGGTTCAGTAACAACTCCGAAGCAACCTGATCCTCCGGCCTTATCATCGCCCCCTGAGCAATCTGTTGTTCCAGTGTTTGATAGAACTGCGGGTTTTCAAGCTGTTTCTGCGCCTTATTTACATCGCGGCTGACCCTTTGCCATTTGCCTTCAGATTCCCTGACCGCTTGTGCCTGCATGAATAACCGGCGGCCTTCCTGACTGTGCAGGGGGTTGACCATCGGTCTTTTCACTCCGGCTGCTACCGCTGCGCGTGCTTCTTCGGCTGCCGCTTTACCCTTCTCAAACGCCATCAGGTTTTCGGTCTTAGCCAACTGCATAATGCCGGTCGGCTCGGTAGGCTTAGGCCAGGGGAACTGGCCGGTTTCTTTCTTGATTAAATCGAACGCCTTTACAGCCTCTTTCCCGCGGCCCGGCTGGCGCATCCAGATAGGTTCCTGTAAGACTTTGTACGCCTTGCCAAGTTTCACGGCTCTTTTTATATGGCTTGCCACAGAAGCTACGCCCTTTACAATCACAGCCGCGTCTGCCGCCATTCTAGTACCCCAAGCGACTTTCTCGGTCAAAGAACTATCCGGCTCCATAACATTTCGAAAAGCTGTTTCCCTTAATTTACCGAAGTCCCCTTCGGCTGGAAGGTGACGGCTAAGCTGATAGTCTTTGTCGGCAACTTTGTTTACAGCACTAAGCGGCAGTTGCCCTATCCGCCGCAGCAACCTGCTGAGTTGAATATCCGTACCCGCGGCGGCGTTGACCATAGAGAACGGCAGTTGAGCCAGGCCCAAAGTCCAATCTTCTGCCATAAACGCAGCTTGAGGAACTATCCTATCTTCGGGCTTTGTTGTTGCCCTATATACTTGTTTTCTCGCTTCGGGGTCAGCCACCCAAGACATATACTGCAAAGTCATTCTTTCTTCTTCGTCTAAGAAATTCTCTAAGGGAGCCGGAGGAGGTTGAATGACTACATCGCTGGGGTCTCTTTCAAAATCCCCCAGACTTTTATTATGGAGCATTTCTTGTTCGTAGTGGTCACTAACCTTCTTTATGACTTTGTTTTGGAAATTAGTGTCAGTAAATCGCCATTGTTTCTGCTCCGGCTTCGGCGGCTTGACCATAGCCCGAACCGCGTCTATGTTGCCGGACGGTTGAACCGGAGAATCATCATCGAGCAAAGCCTTTACACTTTCTATTCCCATTTAGCCACCTACATATTTTTGTATAATTGTCTCAATAGGTATGTTCTTCTTCTTGGCTTCTCGGAACAGCTTCCTCATCTCGTCCTTGTCCTGCGGGGCGCACTGTTCTTTCATAAACTTCTCTATCATGTCGTTCGTCTGCTTCATGTGCGAGAATACGTTCAGCTTAGACTTGGCCTTCTTGTTAATCAGGTCCAGCATCTCCTCAGTCGAATACATCTTATCAGGATTGAACCCTTTAGGCGGCGAACTCCAATCGGTGCGGTTGAAGAACGTCAGCGGAAACCGCTTCTTGCCCTCGGACACAGCTTCGGGTAACATGACGTTGACCATTCTGGCCCAAGCCTCGTACTTCTTCAAGTCCTTATACTGCTGCAAGTCGCCAGCCCTGACGTATCCTTCGCCCTTTTCTAATGCCTTTCTCGACGGATTGAGCGTATCAAGAAAACTGTACCCCTTGTCGTCAAATATTTCAGGGTAAGTCATTCTGGTAACTTTGCTCATTCCTGCTCTGGCCGCAGCATCTTCCACGCTTTCCCCAGATACAGGTCGAATTGTATTGTGCATATCATCAATAATGGTTGTTCGCAGCTTTTTAATATGTCCCTGCAAGTCATCAGTCCGTTTGCCCAGCATACTCTTGGTTGTCTTTTCAGCCATCTTGATATTGCTGGTCCATGTCTTTTCGTCTGCCTCCCCCTGCTTTTTCTTCAATTCTTCGTTACGCATATTCTGAGCCAGATTTTGGCCGGGCGTTCCCTTGCGGCCCAGAATAGCCTGATTGACATCAGGGTCATCCATTGTCTGATTCGGATTGTTATACAAGTCGGTCAGCCTTTGCGCTCCAAGCTGCTGTGCGTCTGGGCTATCGCTGTTAAGCAGAGCCTTGGCCGCGTCTGCCTGCTCCTTGCGAGAAGGTACGCGCTCGGCGCCGACATAAGTATTTAAGTCAATATCAGGAAATAGTTGCTTTATAGGCATATTGCCAACAGAAGCCATGAATTGCCGTTTCGGAGAATTAGGTTCGGCAGCAAAAAATTCCTCTGTCCATTCCATCGCCTTCTTGTACGCAGCCTGCTTATCTGCCTCCGTCGCAGCAGTCTTGCCCTCCTCGTACTTGCGCTGCTCAAAGGCAAGCCGGTCCTGACCAAGCTGGTTCTGCTGACCAAACATCTTGTTACGCTGCTCCATAATGCCCATCTGTTGCTGATTCTGCTGCATCTGGCGGTTCAAGTTCTGCTGCTGAACGTAGCCCGAACCCATGCTGCCAAGGCTTGCACCTAAAGACTGCCAAGGGCTTTGCGTGTTTACTACCGTTGCCATATCAATCTCCTGATCCTGCAAACAGCGAGCCAAGCCAACTTAAATCCATCGGCATCTGGGCAGGATTGTAAACTATGTTCTCGGTCATACCGTATCCTAACAGGTTAGACAAAGCCGTAGTTGCCGCCACAACATTCTCAGGACCAACCGCGTTGAGCCAATCTTCATAAGTCATGGTCAGCACGTTCTGGACCGTCATCTGTTCCGGCTGGGCGATACTCATCATCATACCTATATTCTGCAAGGCGTTGCCTATCGTCTGCACCTGCTGTTGCAAAGCAGAACCCTGCATACTGTCAAGCTGCGCCAGCTTGATAATGTTGTCTATCTTCTGAGAGTCGTTGACATTCGGGTTGGTTATGCTCAACTGGTCGTATATCTGGGCGATACCGGCCCGCGTCAAATCCACGTTCATTAAAGCCTGCTTCATCTCCGCAGGCAGCGAAATCTGAGAAGTATCTATCTGATTGTATATCTGGTCAACCATCGCGTCCGTATAGCCAGCCTGAGAAGGCAGCGAAGTTACACCCGCCCAGGTGTTCATCGCCTGCATCTGACGGTTATACATATCCTGCAAGGCAGACGCTTCACGCATACGGCCCTCCTGCTGCATCTGGGCCAGTATGCCTTCGTAGTTCTGCTGCAACTTGCCAGCCTCTCTGGTCAGGTAACGCGGCATCTCCGAACCCATGACGTTGCCTGTCTTGACAAACTGCTCCTTCAGCCACGGGGCAACATCTTCCTGCCATGTCTGCATACCAGGTTCATATATAGCTTGCTGCCATGTCTGAGTTATATCCTCTGGATTATAGGTGTACGCAGACTGAGGATTGTTGATAAGCTGCATCAGCGAAGCGTATTCCTCTGGATAGTTTTCCTGCCACCATTCGGCTCCGGTGTAAGACGGGAACTGATTAGGATCAACCGCGAACTCGTAGGTCGGAAGCTCGGCCTGCTGCTCCTCCGTTTCGGTTGGCGGTTCCTCGGCAGGCGGCTGTTCGCTGGGCGGCTCCGCTGCGCCAAAGCCGGTGAAGCCCTGCGGCGCCCACATACCCTGGCCCGTCTGTCCCTCGCCGGGAGTAGCCCACTGCCAGCCGCTAATCGGGGCCGGTTGGTTCGGGTTGGTAAACGCACCCATCTGCCATGCCTGGTTAGGATAGTACGGCGTAGCACCGGCAAACGGAGCAGACTGACCTTCAACCATCGGAACGGACCACTGGCCTGTCGTCGGGTCATAAGTCCACTGTTGCTGCGACCAATCGTAAGGCGTTTCTTGAGCGGGTGCGGCTGCGAACTGATAGCCTTCCGGCGCCCACATAGCCTGACCTGTCTGCCCTTCGCCCGGCTCCATCCACGACCACCCTTCCAGCGGGGCGGCTGAATACTGGTTGAACGCCTGCGGCATCTCCCACTGACCAGTTGCGTAGTTATAGGTCCAGTTGCCGCCGGTATATCCCTGCTGAGTCGGGTTCCACTGTGCGCCCGGCGTCCACTGGTCGGCTGAACCGGACACGCTCCACGCGTTATTGTCAAAGTCCCATTCCTGCGAACCCCAATCGGTACGCTGCTGAGGCTCAAACTGGTTCGGGGTATTCCAGTATGTAGCCGGATTGAACCCCGCTCCGGTCAACGCCTGATGAGTTTCCCAACCTGGTCCCTGCCCAACCCCCGGCTGAGTTTCGCTCGGCCAGTGCAGCCACTTGGCCCACTCGACCGCATTGTTGAACTGCGGGATTTCATATTCCTGGCCGCTGGGTGAATACCACCAGCGGGAGTTGGAACCCTGATCCGCCGTCGTAATATCCGTTGTGCCGCCCGCCGATACCGGGCCGCCTTCGGCTCTGGGGGCTAAAGCCTGGCCCGGCAGTTGCGGAACCATCTGCTGCGGGACAAGCGGCATAGGCGGTCTTGGTCCCATGTTACCCATCTGCCCCATGCCGCCCATAGCCCCCTGCATATTCTGAGGCAGAGGTTTCTCTTGTCCTGTTCTCTGCTGCGGGCCTACGCCCTGCTTCTGCTGTCCCTGCAATTTATTGTTCGGTATTATCTGGCCGCTTTTCGACGGGTCAAATATCTCCGGCCCGTTTTCGCCGACCATGTTTCTTTGTCCGTTATTGGCAACGTGCATCTCCGGCCCCTTCTCGCCGACCAGATATTGCGGATTCCGCTGCTGTTGCATCCCTGCCATGACAGGGCCACCCATAGCCCTCGGCTCGTATGGGCTGTTGCCCGACCGCCAACCCCAGGCGTTCTTGTTGGTGTTGACAGCTAAATCTGAGAACGGCCATGTCAACGCCTTGCCGACACTCGTTCCCTGGGCAGGCCAGCTTAATAGTTTGCCGATTCCTGACGCCTTCTCCCTGTCTTTCGGCTCCATGTAACCGACCGGAGGAACCGGCCCCCACTTAGGATTCCAGTACGGCTGAGAGCTTAAATTGTTCGCCAGCATATCCCGATTTATAGGACCAGCCCAATCCATAGGACGAGCCACCTGACTGAACGGGTCAACATGGCTCTGCGGTGTCATCGGGCTGAGTGAAAAATACTTCGTGTCCTGCTTGACGTCGGGACGGCCCGGCCCCATGCCGGTCAGGGCCATCTGGTTGAATTGGTAAGGTTCGTTCTGTAACGTGGCAGGCTTCTGATATTGACCGGCAAGCTCCTGAATGTTGCCCGGCTTATACTTGCTCAGAGCATCCATGTAGTTAGGCGCACCCTGGCCCATAATACTCTGCTGCATATTGCCAAGATTACTTGCCTGTTGTATGCCCTGCTGCTGCAAGCCGGTCAGACCAGCCGTCCTCGGCAGCGGATATTCCGGCGGCTGTTCGGGGTTATACTCGAACACCAGCCCGCGCGGAGTCATGGTCCACTGGCCCAGCTTGTCCAGATATATCTGCCCCAGAATATTGGCGATCATCTGCTGTTGCGGGGTCTTGGTAGAAACCTGCTCAGTCCCTTTTTTGGCAGTCATGTTTCCGAAGATATTAGCGCCAAGACCAGCCGCACCCAATATCGCTCCTAATGTTTCTAACGCCATAATAGCACCTTTACGCTAAGTTTACGCTGCGAATAGTGTCGCCTATCCGCGTGTAGAGTTTGTCTGTAGCAGCGTCCAGTAACGCTATTTCACCTTCGTCTATATCGTCTGTTGTCGGCGCAGCACTGAAAACCTGATGACGGGCCTTGCCTTTGCTCAGGTCGTGGTATATGTCGAACATGGCCTGCACCAGCGACTTCTGCATTTCCAGACAATATACTCGCAAAATATATACATCTTTTTCCGGGTTTCCGGTCAGCATAGGAACCTCTGGAAACACCGGATTGCCTGTCGTTCTCATTCCGTACTACCCTCCATATATAATAACTCAAACTGCCTGATCTTGAACGTGCTGTTCTCGTAACGGTTGCGGAACCGCACAATCAGGGTTTGAGAGTCAACTGAAAAGTCACAGTAGTATCGCTGCCACTGGTTGAGCATCTTGATCCGGTCAACCCAGGTCCAGTTTTCGCCCTCGTCGGTCGAATAATATACATCAACCTCATCGCCGTACCCGTCAAACTTCAGGCCGCGCCAGCTTGTCGTGTGCGATAATCCAAGCTCAGGATGGCTGAACGCCTTGCTGTCCCAATAAGCGTCTATCGCCACATCATCGCCACTGTCGTTCGTATCTCCGTCGGAGTCAAAGTCAAACTCGTACAGCCTGCCGGTCGAAGTGCCGAACGCCGTCCCCCTCTGTAGGTAATGGCCGGTCAACCGCTCATAAGAGCAACCGGCGGTAATATAAAATGAACCGAAGTTCCAGTATGTCCATGTATTTTCGTTGTAGTCCCAGACCCACGCCGCGTCAGGATAAGCAGCCGCCTCCGGCACAAAAAGCCCCATCAGGTTCTTTTTCTTTATATCTATTGCGTGCGACCGCTTGGAATACTGACCGCTGGAATATTCCAGCGCATCGTAAAAATTGTCCCGTACCTGCTTGCCAACTATCTCTATAGACTGTCCGTCAAACTTGTATATGTCCACCAGCCCGGCGAAGATTACGACGTTCTTGGCGCTTGCCAGAAGTTTCGGGGCAACCAGCCCATCATACTGATAGACAGACGACCAGTTATATATTGCGGTTTCACCGCCGACATGAGACTGCCTGACAATACTGTCGGTCTTAAACACATACTCGCTGCCGCCCACTAATGCACAGTTGAATATGGAACCGCCGGTATCGACCAGACTGTTTACTCCGCTGGTTCCTGTATCCCAAACGTCGGCATCATTCAGGTCGCACCACCGGCATCTGGTTTCGTAGTTCTTCCACGTTCCTGAAACATCTTCCCTGGTGCAATACAGATTAGCGTGATTGGAATAACCGCTTATCGCTCTGGCAGAATGAGCCACGTTGGTAGTGTTATAGTCATCACCGTTTTGTAAAAGCTGTAAATATCCTGTGCCGTGAACATAACGGACAAAGTGGCCCGCCGTGAAGTTGGTAATAAACAGACGGTTGTATGAGTCGGAGCCTATGCTGCAAGTTACACTGGAACTTACCGTTGCCTCCGATTCGGTATCGTCGCTGTCCAGGCCAAGTGATTGAACAAATTCCAGCGAGTCTATGTAAAGATTCAATGCGCCCTTGTCAGTCGCCATGCGGAAGCCCAGCAATATATCCTCGTAATCCGGTCCCAGCGGGCCGAACCTGATATTGCAATACGTCCAGGTATCAACCGCCATAGCCGGGCAATCCTGCGTTGTCCTACTCCCGTCGAGGTCAACTCCGTATTCGTGGTTGGCATCTTCGTCCAGAAGATATATCTGTAAATCGCCCGCATCCAGAGCCACAGACGAACGCGCCCAAAAACGCACATGGCTTATATATTCCAACCCGCCTGTCAGTCCTGTCCCGGCATCGTAAGTGCATATCGTACCAGTACCAAAATCGGCGTGGACGGAAATCTTTATGCTCTTGCTGCCCTGCCGGTAGAACGTGGCGTCCGTCCCGACGGTGTTGGCTCCATAGTCGTAAGAACAAGTCCAGTAGTTGCCGACAACATGACCATCCGCCGATGAAAAACTTATGTAACAGTAATCCGTCCCGCCCGACGAAAGTTGAATAGGCGTCACAGAACAGGCTACCCCGGCATCTTCCCAGCCTACCCCGCCATCTATAGACCACTTAAAAGTATTGGCCCCGTCTATTTCCACTTTCAGGTCAAAGCTGGCCGAAGCGTCATTGTCGAAACCAGCAGACATTCGGCCATCAGCGTAAGAGTCAGAAGCGGTAATATCGCCGTGGCCGGAACGGGCAGTAAAGTTGGTAGCATTCTCGCAGGTGTTGGTATATAACTGAGTTATACAGTCCCAGCGGTCGTTGGTTGCATCATACCGGAACCCGTCACTTAATGAAAAGGCATACAGGTATTTTGTTGTTGAGGTTAAATCCGCGTTGTTTTCGTTGGTCGCCAGTAAGGTTATTTCTTCGCCAATCTCGTCGGGAAAAACATCTTCTCTTTCCCAATAATCCCTTATGGTCTTAGCCGAACCCCAGCCGAACCGCTGGCGTATCTCACCATTATAAAAATAAACGTTCTGGCAATTACTACAGAATCGTTCGTTAATATCCGTCGCGGGCTGAGACTTGTCCAACCCCCGATCTGGTTGTTTTACAATAATACTCGGCATTATCCAGATACCATAAAAGCTGAAAATTCTATGTACGCGCTACAGCGGGGATTATATATATGCCACAGGCTCGATTGCGTAGCCGGTTCGGTCAGGAAAACGCTGCGTCCCTCCAGAACCCTGATGCTCTGCGAGAGCATATCCACCCCGCTAAGTCCGATAAGAACGCCGCTGTTGGCCCCCGTACTCGTACAGCAGATACATTTCAGGAACACACCTTCGGCATGGAAGTTCTGAGTCAGTCCCCAATCTATAGTCATCGAGTTGCCGGAAGCCAACTTGACCACGTTGTCGTACTTTTGTTTGACCGCAGATACCACATAGCTTTCAACTACCCTGCGCTTGTCGCCGATATTATCATATTCAACCTTCAAGTCTATTTTGGCAATTTCACTCATATTCGTATTCCTATGCAGGATTTGAATTGTTAAGAGCAGGAACCACCAGCCCGCTGCCGCTCACCTGCCGGGCTATTCGCTCACTGGCATACTGCGGAGTCCAATCGGACGGCGGGCCGTCTATGCGGGCATACTGCTTACATAATTTGATATAGTCTTTTTTGTGAACTGTCATCCGCTCCCAATCCTTGTGCTGCCTGGCCCCGTAGGAGGTTGCCAGACAGATAATGGCCTGGTCCAGATCACCCAACGGACACTCCTCGTCACTGTTGACGTCAAACGGAATAGGCCACTTGGCGCAGAAGATATGCAGCTTCCGAGCCTCGTTTGGAATCGGATACAGCTTCAGATAAGAACCCTCAATAGTATAAAACTCAGGCCGATTCTGACCGTCGCTTTCAGGGTGCGGCCATAACCGGCGAAATACATGAGGCTGTTTGTAGGTTAATGTTCTGCTCTGGGTTTCATCGTCATAGTGAACATACCCCAGAATGTCTTTAACTTCCGGCGGCAGGGCGTACCAATGCGCACCTATTCGTGTCTGCACGCTGGTCTGGTCAAGAATCTGCATGATTCGCCAGTTGCGGATACTGGCAGTATCACGCATGGCCCAGTTCAGCCAGATGAGTATGTCCGTAGTTTCCAGATTGCCGCGATTACCCAGATTCTTTTTAACTTGTGCGATAATTTGGGTCTTTGTAAGCGCCATGGCTATCCTCCTGTATTCCTTGTGAGGGCAAGGGCGCTACAGCATGAACGCCCCCGCCTTCACTAAAGGAAATAAGCTCTCACTTATAATGAGAAGGTTAGAAGCCGGTCGCTACAAATGTGCAACTGGTTACAATGCCTGCCGTTCCCTGCTGAAATCCAGAGGTAGAACCTAATACTTGTGCCGACAGATTAGACACGCCGAATAATCGGACAGCGCCCGCTTTATGCGTAGTGCTGGCTTTATAGTTGGCGACAAATCCGCTCGGCACATTCATTTCCAGATGCACCATCTTCTCGCGGAAATATTTCTCCACGTTCGACGTATTGAAGGCACTGTTCGCTGAGAGCAGGCATCTGCCTGTCAGTATCTTAGCGCCTCGCCCACGTCCGGTTCGCTTAGCATTACGCAGGTCAACGGTAACGCTGGTTAATTTACCTATAGCCATCTAACACCTCCTTACTCTATACAGATGTTAATGGGTAAGTAACTATCTCCAGCAGCCTTGCCCAATGACCAGGCAAAAGGTATAACCGCCGCCGAACCTGGATCAATTGACGAAAGAGTGCTTGACTTAATGTAAACAGGCGTCTGGCTGGTTACTCCACCACTGTTCAGGCCAATACCCAATCCTTTGGTTTGGACAAGTTGATAACCGCTGGTGGTTGCCGAGCAGGTCAAAAAGCCCGCCGGTTGACCTGCTGTGCCGTCTGAGCGACACGAAGTCGAAAATGCCCTGACACCCCGGTAGGGGTTAGGCAGAAGCATAGCTTCCGAGCCGGTTGACAGCGGTTTCGCCAGCGGTTCCTTCAGGTATATCTTGGACCAGCAGTTCGGAGTAGTAAGCGTGCCGCTTTTACCCTTTTCCACCCAATCAATAGGATGGCAAACAGCCTGGCCGGAAACAGCAGAGATAACCATTAAGAACCCATCGTTAAATTTGCCTTCCGATACCATAGCTTGAGTCAAGCCGGATAGACCAGCTAACCTGATGGTAGCTACGCCCGCCCGGTCGCCGTACCCGCCAGCCGTTGCCGATTGACGGAAACATTCTGCCGGGACGGATAATGCCGAAGCCTTGCCCAGACATTTCTTGACCGGCTGACCAGCCTTCAGTGCCGAACCTTTCACATACGCCCAACGGAAACGCCGGATACCATCGTCAAAATAATAGCCCAGCGGAACCGAACCCTGACGGCTCTTTTGGCCGCCAGAAACGAGAACGTCACTTGGTTTTCCATAATGTCCATGTTGTGCCATAACAAAAACTCCTTTCTGTTACCTGTTATTAGCCCGCAGTAATGTTGTAAATGCAGCCCAGCGTGCGGGCCTCACGACGACAAAGGTTGCAACGAGAAAGTATCTGCCGGTGCGACGTGAACGGATTGTCAACCTGTTCCTTGTCCTTGGTCCAGCGCATCCAGTACGCAGGATCAACAGCAAATATCAAAGCCTCCTTGTCAACCATTCTCCATTCACCGGCGGGAGCCAGGTCGGAGAAGGAAATCGGGCCGCCTTTGTACTTGATTGTCTCAAAATTGAAATCACCCACCTTGGTCATACCGACACTGAGATAGTCCATCTGGTTCTTCTCGTATGTCTCGGCAATATCCTGGGAAGTGAAGTTCATATTAACTGTGCCGCCTTCCAACGCAATATCGTTGTAAAGCGTCAGCAGTTCCGCTTCGAGTTCAGCGGCAGCCGCCATGCCAGACATATTTCTGGCCTGCGTGCGCCACCAACTCTTAGATGAGGGACTGATACCACCTACCGTTACCGACTGACTTGCAGGTACGGTAGCGGGAATAATCTTCGGCAGGCCGTCCATAACCTTCTGGTTGGTTCCGTCGCCGGTCCAGATGGCTTCTTCGAGCCGCTTCTGCATGGACTTGATGGTATTGCGTTCCTTGATGCTCATCAGTGAATGAACCCGAACGTCGCCACGGTTGACAAATCTCTGCTCACGACTGAACCGGACGTTGTACGAGAGACTCTTAGGTCCGTAAATCGCGGCATCCACAGGATCATAGTCATCCATCGGGATACCTTCCTCGTCGTTAATCCAGCCGCCATGCGGGTTTTCTTCAACTTCCAGCGGGACAATAAACTGCTTGCCCCCCTGGATCATGGTCGTATCTTTCATCGACAGCAGGAAGGCCAGAGCGATATTCTTTTTGAATATCTGGTCCACCAACTGCTTGGCGCGTCGGTCCATAGTAGTAACGAACAGTTGGTCCATTTCAACCGTCGTACTATTATCCACCTTGTAATAACTTTTAGCCATTTTGCACGATCTCCTTGCATAAAAAAACTGACGTGTGAGCGAGTGCGCACTCACACGCCAGCAACTTAACTTGCGTTATTCTGCCTGCACACCACAGGCAGACCTAACGAAGTCTAGCCTCCGAGTAATTCCTTCATGGCCTCCTCTGTATCTTCGGCTAGGCTCCTGTTCCTGTCCTGTCTGCTTTTGACATTCGAGGGACGATGCGACAGATTTCGTGCCTGCTGGCGTCTATTTTTTTTTGAGCGCTTTAATTGGGCATTTTCTTTCTCAAGCGCCTCCAAACGGCTTTTCAGCGTTGACCCTTGCGCGTGTTCAAAGGCTGTTTTGAAATTCATACTGGGGTTGCGACTTAACTCGTTCACAGCCCGGTATATGGCATCCTTGTTCGGATGGTTTTCAAGCAGTACATCAAACAGTTGGTCGTAAACCGTAAGTTTAGTACCAATCTGTTGCTGCAAGCCTTTAACTGTCTGACCCAGCATAGCACCTGTCTGCGATTGCATATATTCGGCCAACTGCCTCTGGTCCATCTCGTCCCAGCTTACCGGCGGGTGTATCCCTTGCCGGTTCTGCGGCTGCGGTTGCGGCTGCGGTTGCTGAGAGAGGCGTTTAACTCCGTCGGCTAACTGGCTCAAATACTGCGAGAACTCACCAAATTTGTTCTCTAGGTTTTCGAGGCGCTTGGTTGCGGCGTCCGGTTCACCGGCCTGTTGCTCGGTCGAACTTTCTTCTTCGCCATCTTCTTCGTCTTGACTATCTTCGGGTTCGAGTTCTTCCGACTCGTTGCCTACTTCCCCTTCCGGGTCGTCATCTTCAAACTGTTCTTCCAGTTCATTTTCTTGTTCCAGGTTTTCTGGCATTGGTTATTTCCTTTTCAGCTTTATTTTCTTTAGCAATATCAATCTTATGCAGGCGTATGGCCCGCACAAACGCACCTGAAAGCCGGTGATAATCACGCGGAAACCACATACCTGTCAGGTTAATCTTTGGTTCCTCGCCCGGCTCTAAGACAATATGAGCCTCCTTCGGGGCCACCTTCATATTGTCCAACTCCCTTTGCACCTTCATAACCTCGGTACGCAGGGCATCTTTCTCCATCTCAGTCAGAGAGAGCTTTTCTTGCAACTCGTCATTCTTCCGCTTGAGTATCTCAACATCCTCGCTGCGGATTCTGTCTTTTCTTTTTGCTTCTCTATCTTGCAACATCGAAGTCATTTTTGCTTTTTCCTTTCGTAAATATGATTGATAAACGTCCAACAGAAGTCATATCCTTCCCGCACCGGATCGCTGTCCATTCTGTTCCAGGCCAGCTCTTTGACATCTTCCAACAGCTTACCATACATATAGTAATAGCAAGTACAGGCCAACTCGGATAATCGGCCCGTGTCGGCCTCTGCTATATCAATACTATCGCAAATACGATTCTCCTCTATCTCCTCTGTGAAGGGTACGGAAAACTGAGGAACCTCATAAGTAGTGAAATAACAATTCTTTAGAGAGGGCTTTGCTTCAAGCCCCCGAAGCTCTGCCAGAACAGGCTCGTCCGACAGCATCGCGGCATTCGGGTCTATCCTGCCAAAATCATGGTTGGCAATCAGCTTCAAAACTTGAGGAAAACACGCCCTTACATACTCGCAGGATTCTCGTAAGTCATTACAAATAAAGACGTTATCGGTTACTTCGATAAGCCGTTTCATAATGTAATCAGGGTCATTCGGCTCGGTAAAATACTCCTTCAGCCCATGATACAGGCGGCATAGCACCAGCCAATCCACCAGCTTCGGCCCGCACCGCATGAAACCCTGCCACAGCGAGAAGTCATCACCCCGCTCTGCCAGTTCCAGATAATGCCGCTTAAACTGCTTTACGCAACTGTTTACCCGGCGGGCGGCTCGGCAAAAAGCGTTACCTACCTTGGTTTTTCTCGAACACATCATTTAATACCTCTTTGCCTTCCAAGAGTAAACCGGCCCATTCTTCATCGTCAAAGAAGTCAAAGTCCCACCACTTCTGACGGAACCTCATTTCCAATTCGTGCGTTTGCGGGAACTTCTTCAGCCTGCGGCCTACAAACTTGGAAGAAAACCCTATCCGCTGATAGACCTTTCGTAACTCCTCCGGCTGCCAGGGACAGTTATAGTTGTGCCGGTCATACTCAGCCCAGCCTTCCAGCGTGTCGGGCAGGTGCGGGGCAACCCTCTTGTCTCTGGCCGCCTTGGTTTTCGGATACGGAACCAGCATATAGAAATTATTGTGATAGCAGTTATGGTTATCGCAGATCATTCGGATCGCCAGATTAACCGTATCTTTTATGTCCTCCATCGTCTCGCCGGGCCAGCCCATAATCCAGGTGTTCCATGACTCTATCGGGGTCATGCACAGAAACAGGTTGGAGTTTCTAAGGTCGCGGCTGGTTTCCTGTTTTCTCATATCCTTGAGTATTTGGTCGGAGCCACTCTCACAACCGATACCTACCCGCTCGCAACCCCAGCGAATCATGTCCTTGCAGCGTTCAATGTCGCATATATCCCTGGCCCGCATCTGAGCATACCACTTCACCCTGCCATCCAGGTCGTTCATAATATCAGTCAGGTTAGGATTGTCCCAGAGGTTCTCGTCCAGCAGGAAAATACTGTCCAGCTTGTACTTGTCAACCATCCTGTTGATTTCTTCCAAAGCTGCATCGGTTGACATATATCTTTGCTGTACTTTCGCAACAGAGTTGGAGCAGAACCCGCAGGCGTAGGAACAACCCCTCCCTAACTGAAACGGCAAAGACCTTCCCACAACCGCATCGTTATTGACATATCTTTCGACGTCAACCAAGTCCCAAGGTAGCGGAGTTACAAAGTCAAGCGTCGGGTCTTTGGCAATAACAGGAAACTGTACCCCACCTATCGCTCCCAATATCCCTTCCTCTCCCTCGCCAGAAACAAAATCGAATAATCTGCCGGAGTTTCTATATTCTTCTATGTGTTCGGGACATACCCGACAATGCCAGCCGCCCCAGATAACCGGAATGCGATACAGGTTACAGACCTCGGTTATCTCCATAGCGTACTTAATCTGCTTGCCGGTCATTACCGATATGCCAACATAGTCATACTTGGTATAGAGAAGCATATCGCTTATCTCATGTTGCTCCTGCTCCGGCTCGCAGAACCGCTGGTCATATATGTCAACCTCCCAGCCTTCATCCTGCAAGACACTGGCGATACACAAAAGCTCGTAAGGGGCGTGCAGAGACAGCTTGTTAAAAAATGAATCCAGTTTAGGATATATCAGCAGTATTCGTTTCGACATTTATGCACTCGTTTTCTTTTATCTTACGGGCCGGAACACCGGCCCAGACCTCGCCTTGCGGCACATCTTTCAATACCACCGAACCGGCGCCGATAACAGCGTCCGGCCCGATAGTAACACCTTGTATAATATTTGCCCCCAGACCGACAAAGGCTCGGTCGCCAACCTTGACACCGCCCGCCAGCTTAGCGCCGGGGGCAATATGAACGCAGCGGCCTATATCGCATTCGTGGTCCACGATACAGCCGCTATTGAGAATGGCGCACCTTCTAACCACCGAACCTACGCCCAGGATAGCGCCCTTCGCCAGCATAGCTCCCTGATGAATTATGCACCTGGTTGACATACTGGATTCATCTATCGCCACCTGACAGAAGTAGCCTTGTTTTTCCACCATGTTCATCAGATGCCAGCGCACTACATTGTCGCCTATGGCTATGAACAGACCGTCCCAGCCACTCAGGTTCTCTTTTATAGCGCCCAGACACCTTGACCCGTGATAGCACTGGTTCCACTTATCCACATCATTGTCCAGAAAAAACACATGGTCAGGATAATGTTTCTGGCAGAGTATGTCGTGTGCAACCTTGCCGTGACCGCCCATGCCCAGTATTACAATCCTTTCGTCTTTCATAATAACTCTCTCCACTTATCGAGTATCTTATGCACAACAACCTCAGCGCTGTGATTGCGGAAAGCCTCACGGTGATTACACTCAAGCTCAACTTCTAGTTCACCTTTCTCACGCCTCAGTATTAACTCTTTTATCTTTTCTGCCAGTTCATTGACAGGATAAAAATAAGTATAGCCCATATACTTCTTGGCCTGACACCAATCATCTTTTTCAGGCAGGTCAACACCGACCAGCAGCCCGCCCGCCAAGGCAACCTCAACTACCCGCTGGTGCATAGTCATCTGGGGGTTAAGCTGCAAAACAACCTTACTGGTATTGTAAAGTTCGTTACGCTTTTCTTCATCACAATAATCACCCTTGATTATATCTTCGGGTATATCGAACCCCTGCCAGTTGTTGCCGTATATCTCAAGTTTCACCCCGCTTTTCAGCAGCTTTTTGATTATCATCTCACGCCAGTAAGCATAGTAAACCGTAACGTAAAAAACATGAAGCAACTGCCGCCATTGAACAGTTGCGCTATTGTCGGCAAAAACCATCAGTTTTTTGAAAACATGGTCGGTAAACTCTTTTTCGCTAACATAGTCGCGGCACATCAGCCACGCCAATAAGACCTCAAAGAACTTCCGCATCTTGTCAGACTGCTTGCCGCCAAAATGAGTTGTCATAAACAAGTCCATCATCTCCTGCGGCGGCTTGTAAGCATGGTTCACCAGAACAACGTCCCGCTCAAAGTCAAGCGGGGCCGGAAAAAACTTTTCGTGGTCAACCGGGACCGGCTCAGTCATTATCTGTTCTTCTGGAACCTTCTTGTCGGTCAGATATTTCTTAAAGCCGTCTGCCTGACAAATAAACAAGTCGGACGGCTGGATCAGATTGTCTATTCTTTCCTTAGTAGTCATAGGACCACAGCAATCCTGCACATAACTTATAACTGAAACAGCTTTCGGCAACGTGCTTCCTACGCGGCTGTGGCTGACCAGATAATAAATGTCGGGCCTGAACTCATCTAAAACCTTGCGGCGCATATCGTCCGTAACGTCAACCTGGTCGTCTATCAGCAGAAATGTTTCGCAGCCCGCTTTAGTAAAAGCCTTGAGGCTCGTCTTGGTAAAGTATTGCAGAAATGTAGTAAGAACGCTTGTCTCGCCCACAATGCGCGGGCGCTCAAGTCCCAGCTTTATTCTTTTTTTTCGACGAAAAAACTCTCTGGATTGGTAGTAATCTTGAGGCATCTTATTTCCTTTAGTTTTGTTTTCAGGCCGGATGAATATCTGTATTATATTCCTCCGAACGCTCCTTACATAACTCCTTAAAATGCTGCTGATTCTTCACATAGACCGGCTCGCCGGGCAGGGTGGTACAAATACCCTTCTCGGTTCCGCATCCGGCCCGCAGCCCCTTGCCCTTAACGTAGGCGCTTTTCGGCGGGGCGATAACCAGTTTGGCGTTCTCTCCGCAGAAATGACACCAGGTAGAGTCCGGCTGTTTACCGATGGAAAAACCATAAACGCATTTCTGGTTACACTTCTCACATATATACTCGTAAATAGCCATGCCTTATTTCCTTATATTGCATACCTTTTTACTGCGTGCTGATTCAACACGCTCATCAGTTTGTTGAACTCAGTCTGGCCCAGATAGCCGATTAAAGCCACGTAACTGCAAGGCTTCCCCTCTATCAGCAAATACTGGTCATTGGTTATCGGGCGTCTGGTCAGGCTGCACAGCATTTGTGCTTCTGGTTGCTCTTTTTTTTCTTCCGCTCTTTTTATTTTTACCGGCACTGTCGCTTTTGAAATCTTTCTCAAAGCCATATTCTGTCTCCTGTTCTTTTACAACGTCAATTATATCAACTGAAGTGTAGCCCACAGTCCCATGTCTTGAAGTCTTGCTCTTAACATCGCAAGGGTTACACTTGCCAAGATTGTCACAGTTACGGAACATATAGTCTATCGACACGTCTTTGTCCAGCAGGCTGCCCAGCGGGTTAATGTCCTTATATAAGTCGTGATGGCAGCGGTATATATCCAGCGACGGGGAGATTAACAGTTCTCTGGTCCGGCATTTGGCCTTGCGCTTTATTTCGTTCAGGGCTTCGGGGTAAGTATATCTGCCCCGCAGCACGCCATTGTCGTCATAGCCCAGATAAGGCTTAACATAAAAGGCGATATTATTCACCGACGCCAACTGCGCCATGGACTTATTGGCCTCTATCCCTTCCTCTGTGTTAATGGTATAGATACCGATAGGATACCCGCTGTCGCGCAGGAAACACACCTTGTCGATAAACTTCTTTCTGAACGCTTTGGTGTTCGGCATAACTGTAGCGTGAAACGAAACCCGGATAGTTGGATAGTATATCTCCCTGATGAACACGTCAGCCGGGACATTATCCACAAACTCCTGCACGTTAAATGACAGGTTGGTCAGCAGGTCGGTCTTGTATCCGTATTCATAAAGCCCCCGCACTATATCGTAGAATTGCGGATGGCAGGTTGGTTCTCCCCCGCATAAAGTAACCGGCAAAATATCCGTACCAGTTTTATGTATGCCCATTATGCGAGTAAGGGCGGTCAACCACTGTTCGGCTGGCCGGTAATTCAGCGGGGGGTTTTTCCAGGCAAAGTCGCCGAACCGATTGATACAGTAAGGGCATTTCAGGTTGCAGTCGAACGTCAGAAACGCCCCGATATATTCATACATACGCGGCAGGAATACGGTTTTCAAATTCTTCATCCGGCTTTTCCCTGTCCCCCGAACATATTCTGGTTCTGCATCATGGCAGCGATAGAGTTGGTATTTTGTGGAACCTGTTTGCGAAACGTATCCTGATACTGGCCGAACGGGACCGGGCCTGGGCCGGTGCCAAGCGGCCTGGCGCACAGAGCCTCCAACTGCCAATCCTCGGAAGCGACCCGGCTCAACCACTGGCGATAGAGCATCTCAGGATTGGCGATCCCGCCCTGCACAAACGGCATGGATTGAGACAGGATCATATTGGCCTCCCGTATCTTGTCCTCCTTACTCATGGATTGCATAGACTCCATAGAAATATCGAACCTAAAGTCACCAGTTAAATCTAATCCGGTAAATTGTACCAGTACCGGCATTCCGGCTGCGTCGTATGTCCTAATGGCAATAGGTTCGATAATAAAGTCCTTCAGGAGTTGCAGCCAATTCTCTGCTATCTTCAACACTGATTTCTGGACCGCCTGCATACGCGGATAAATAGTACGCTGATAATGCCCTTCGGCAACCTGCGTTTCGTAGGCGGTATGGCGGCCAGATTCCATTTGTCCCTTCTGGCGCGGCCCGACGTTCAGGCCGTATTCCTCTATTTCCTTTTTAGCCAGGTCAAGCGAGGGCAGCATATCCATAGCCTGACCGGGCTGGATTCCCTTCAAGAACTGGTTCGGGTCGCCGTCAATACCTATCAAAGCACCAACTTCGTCAGAGGTCAAGCCCTTGATGGCCTTTTTTATCTGTTCGTAATCTTCCAGCCCTTCAAGCATGGTGCGGTTGTAAACGCCCTTGAATATCTGAATGCGCCTCTGCCGCATCTGCATCGTGCGTATGTCATTCACCTCTCTAGCCAGGTTAGCCATAAGGTGAAAGTCACTCGCCCCGTAGCACATACGCGGGATAGGATTGAATATAATGTCGTGCAACTGACACCGTTCCGTCCGGTACATTATCTCGTCAGTGTTATCCAGTAAGGCAAAGTCATAGTTCTCGTTGAACACTACCACCTTGGTTGTTCTAAGGTCGTGCCAGGTCCACAAGGTAAGGTAGTCGTTCTTGGCAGTAGAAGTATCATGTTTCTCTCTGGTGTAATCGTAATGAGTATCAGGTTTTATTTTCAGCCGGTGCTTGGTTATATATTTCTCGTCGGCCCTCACTTCGTCGATATGCCTGACGCAGCGGTGGAAGAAGCCGTAAGCGTACCGGCAACGAATCGTATCGGGCGGCAGGAGTATGTCAGCCGGATGAACCCGAAGCGTCCAGGGCATATTACTCTTGACGTTCTCTTTATATTCCAACTGCCTCAAGCCTTCGGCGTCAGTTCTGGTCGGCTCAAAGCCGCTGAACAGGGCTTCCTTGGAAGTCCCATATTCACTGCCGAACCCGTCAACCAGAAAACCGCTGCCGTTGGTTATGGCGTCCTGGCCCGCGTCTTTAAGTTCTTCGAGCAGGTTAGTTTCGCGGATGAGCATATTTATATATTCAGTCGCAACTCTGGCTGATGGCAAAGACTCAAAATCATTGGCCGATATGACCACTCTGGGCGTGCCGCCGAACAGGGACGACATCTGCCGCTTGGCGTTACTGGTCAGAGTCGGGACCGGCAATATATCGTCACCTACACCGGGATATTCGCCCCGCCAGTAGCTTTCGTACATATCGAAGTCGGCCTCCGAATACAGCGAATTGCGGTATTCCTCAGACCGCTTGCGCAGTTCTTTGAGAGCATCTAACTGGTTCTTTTTCATTTTAGAATCCCGATATTTCCATAAAGGCGCGGCCTGTAAGCTCAGTAAAGTATATACCTATCAGGGAGACACCTTGCAGGTCAAAAGACATATAAGACCGACCGTTAGCCGCCTTATAATCAAACCTGTCTATACTGTGACCGTAGGAACTCACGACAGACAAGTGATCACAATATTTGCCGCTGGTAACTACCGCGTTGCCATCGCAGCGCAGCGACACAGTGTAGCCGCCTGTTGTGCAGGAAACCAAGGCAATTCTTTCCAGGTTATTCTGCGGGCCTCGATAACCGACAATATTAAACTGTTGTCTGACATTGACGTTGCAGCTTTCAATGTAAGGCGACAACAGCAGCGTATTTATATTGTAGCCCAGAATAGTGCGCGGGTCGATTGCTGAAACCAAATGCCTTCTGGCCCAGCCGCCATGCTTGTTACCCAATGTCACCGTCGGCTTGGCCGTCCGGTTCTGGAACATGAACTTCCAGGGGATAACCGGGGTAACTTCTCTTATAGTACGAGTCATTACGATACTCCTTAAAAACCTGATATTTCAAAGTATAATCTGCCGTCTGTTCCTGGCACGACATAAGTTGGTTCTATTGTTATTATATCACAGCCATTTGCGTCAAATTGCAAAAAGCCCCTGCCGTTCTTTCCGCTGGCGTCATAAGTAGTATAAGTTACCCCTCTGGCATCTGTTATTCCCACTGTGTCACAGTAGCGGCCAGAGGTAATTACAGGTTCACCGTTACACCGTAAAGATACCACATACTCCCCCGTTGTAAACGCACCATTGATGGTATAAACAGCATTATTGTTACGGCCACGGAAACCAAAAATACTATAAAGTATCGCTGTGCCATCCTTGCAGCTTTCCACATAAGGACACAGCAATATATTTTTTACCTGATGACCTAAAAAGTCATGCACATTGACCAGGATACCGTCAGAGTTTCTTGAGGCCCAGCCGCCTTCTTTGCCTATAATATTCCTTGTTCCTTCCGTAGCATTAGTGATGTATTTAGGAAACAGTTTCCAGGGAATACAGGGAGTAACTTTTCTTACTGTACGAGTCATCAAACAGCTTCCTTTTGCGTTAATTTATTCTGTGACTTGAAAACGCCGCCGCCATACTTCATAACCGGCATATCCCGCATTATGTCACTGAGGTAAACCGTATTAGGGTCGCGGGTAAAGTTGTCATTCTGCATGGTTGAAGGCGGCCCCTTGACAAAATCCAGAGCGTAGCCCAGAGCGTCCAGTAAATCCTTCAAGTTCGTATAACCGAAGTCGCGCATCTCCTGTTGCAGTTCGCGGTGTCTTTTGTGTATGTGTATCGCGCCCCGCTGATGATACGGCTGCAACCGCAGGATACGGGCATCCTTGTTTCTGTTCTTGTGTTTCAACGGCATAACATTGTAAGAAATACTTTCCTTGCGCATAGCCTCCCGCAGAACATACTTCAGCGTATCGTTGTGCAGGTTTTCCTCGATATGCACGCGCCGCATATTGTACTTGCGAACCAGCCGGTGAATATTCTTTATCTTCTCGTTGGTGTCCATCCGGCCCCGAAGCGCCTCATGGACCCAGAGGTGATTATTCTCATCGACAAACAGATATACCATAGCGGTATTGCAACTGGCAGGGTTGAGAGAGTCGGCCACGTCAATCAGGATGAACCGGCGATAACGCTTGCTGCCACTCTGATAACCGGGCGGCAAGTCACCTTCCCAGTAAGTATTATCTTCGGGCGGGAACCCGCGGTTGGCAGGATTGTAAGGCATACATTCATATTGCGTATAGTAAATGAAGTCGCCCTGATCTTCGCGTATCTGATCTAGTTCCTCCTCGGTCAATACGTCAGGCCACAATAAAGAGCCATCCTCGTTATGGACCGCCATCTGCTTGAAGGTGAATCCGTTCGGGCGCGTATCCTCATTGTATATCTGATGGTCCATCATCCAGCGGGCAAAGTCATGCACGCCCCAGCGGTTGAGTATGTATTGTATCTCCAATTCCTTCTTGAGAATCTTCAAGCCCTGCATCATAAGCCGGTGCAGGCCGACTGCTTTTTGAACATCTTCGTCCCGCAGCACTATCACGCCGTCGTCGCGTATGTCGTCCTTGCGGGCGGCAACCGTATCGTCGCCCAGAATAACGTCATAGTGACCGGAGGCAAACTGCTTGTCAGCACCGGCGGCGGTAATAGTCGGTTCAGGAAATATCCCGTCGCGGTTGACTTCTATCTTACTGTCGCCCCATTTCTTTTTGACCTTGCGCGGGTTCTCTGGAATTATATCGCCGAACAATTCACGCAGTTTACCGTTGCTTTCCAACTGCTGTCGGATGACTTTGAGCATATTGGAAGCGTTGTCAGCCGTATTGGAAACCAGCAGGATTCTTATGTTCGGGTCTTTCAGGATAAGCTGTATCGCCCGGCCTATGGTTCCAAACGAAGTTTTGTATATACCGCGGCTGCCGACCAGCAGTTTACGCTTGTGTCCCGATTGGATAAACTCGCACAACTGGCGGTGCGGTATTTCCTCGGCGTCAGTATAGCCCAGGAAGTTACAGCCCAGGTAATACAAATCTTCTATGCAGCGTTTTTTTTCTTCGGCTATATTCACTTTTGCCTTCTTGCAAGATATTCCAGAAAAGTATTTTTCTGAAATATTGCATTACATATTTCTTTGCGGTGTTTTTTCATAATTGCTGTCATCTGTAAATCTAAGTCATAAGTGGTCACATAAGCAGGAATACCTTCCACCATCTCAGGCAACACATTCACGCCAATAAAAACAGAAGCCACACCGCATAATGATTTTATAAAATCACGCCTGTTCATGACTTATTTCCTTTACTTCTTCTTTCGCCCGCACACACCTTTTAGTTTACCTTTATTCTTGCTGGCGTAAAATACGCTCTTGCCCTTCTTGGAGCCATACGTCTTTTTCATGGAACGCATAACCTTTTTACCTTTAGATGTAAGCGGCATAACTTATCTCCTTATTTTTTTCTGCCGGTCCCGCGGCCACGACCACCGCCACGGCCATAACCAGGGCCGCCTCTGGAACAACCGCCGGTGTTCTTGTTGCGCCTGCCGCCACCGGCCCGGCCACGACCGCTGCCTGAACCATCTTTCCTGCCGTAAGCCATAACTAATCTCCTTTAGAAAAACAGATTATCGTAAACCGTGAACTCGTCAATGTCGCTGCTCCAAGTGCCGGTGTTGCCGGTGATCCGAGCCTGCAACTTCCACAGACCAGCCTTATACAAGTCGCCAACCTTGGTAGTATAAGTTATAATTCCGTCGCTGCCGTCGGTACTGAATTCGGCGTCCTTCTCGGTCGCCCTGCCGTCGGGATCCTGAAATATCAGCTTCTTGATGGTCGCCGCGCTTATGTCAACCGCACTGTCCCCGTCCTTGATGGTTATCGTAAAGACAGTACCGTAGTCGTCTTTATGTATCTCGTTAGCTGCCATATATTTATATCCTTACCTTTATTATCGCTACAGGCTGCACCTAAACACATAACACCTTTACAGGCAAGCCTTTACGCTACAACCCTTTCTTGATGATAATCAGATTAGCCCTCTGGTATATCTCCAAAACCGAATAGTTCCTATATAGTTTGTCCACCCAACCGGCGAAATGATGGTGCAGGTTTGGGCTGTCTTTGTTGTCTTTCCAATAAGAATGCCAGCAATCCTCTATCACATACAAGCCGTGTGAACTGACATGCTTCCACAGATAATTGAAACTTGCCATCTGATGTTCAGGCACATGGCTGCAATCGTCTATGATAATATCGAACGGCCCTTCCTTGGCAACCTCAGCCAGAGTGTTCTCATCGTCCTGCGCGCCGATAATCACCTTCGTCTTTTTGTCCGTCGGAGTATATTTCTTCCAGGTTGTATAGTTCTTGTCCAGGCCGACCAGCCTGGCCTTCGGGAAAGCCTCACGCCAGAGCTTCATGCTCGCGCCGTACTTCAGACCTAATTCCAGAATAGACTTCTTTGTCCTGCGGTATGGATGGAAAAACCTGTCGTAAATCTGCGTGTAACCATGCACCCAATATTTATCCGTCGCCTCACCGCCAAGTTCCATAAACTGGCGCATCGCCAACTCGTGAATGGAAGTACGTTTCGGATTACCGGAATAACTTTGCCACTGGTCAACCTCCGTGTCCCAAAGCTGAACATACTTGAATTTTCTGAACAGCCTTATCTGTATCTTTTCTATTCCCAGACCATGCGCTATAATCAAACGACGGCAACCCCTTATAATTGCCAACCTTCCTCTGGCAGCATAGCAAGTTATAGGAGCCTTCAGGCCGTGGTCGCGAATATCCCTGAACAGTTTTATCGTATCCTTTACTTTCTTTACAGTATGCTTCTTGCCTTTTTCCGTGTAAGGATTCTTGTCGAGAGGATTAAGTTTCGTTAAAGCATTTTCGTAATATTGAGTTTGCTTTATCTGTTCATCAGAAGGATTGTCGTCTTTTTTCAACATCTCCACAAACTCGGTCAGCGCTGGTATAACCTTCACCATACTGTCACGCTTGCCCTTGCGCGGCTCAGCCAGACATAACATATTGTCATACAGTTCCTTCACCGGAAAATCACGCAGCCCTTTAACCGGCCCCTTCTGGGCCGGAGCGGGAATCTTGTGCGGAGCGTTCGGTGTTTCCTCCGCGCCAACGTCAAGAACATAATCCTGTATAACCTTTTTAGCTGAACCCCAATAGTCTATACTGTCAGCGGTAATGTCAGTCTTTAGTTTGCGTCCCAGATAATTCTTGCGATGACACAAAACCACGTTCGGCTGCTTCGTGCTGAACATTTCCGTCTTACGCTCCGTGATACCCAGCTTCTTGTCGAACACGCCCGGCTCACCGTTGAGCCTGTCCGGTATCTCCGGCAAGGCAAGTTTTTCTTCCAGATGTTCTATCAGAAGTTTGCGCGGCGCTATGCACTGGCTGAGGACCGGCGTATCGCGGTATGAATATATCTCCTCGCCGACGTGAAGGTTCCAGCGGTTCTTATTGTAAGCAAAGGTATCCGCAGCGGGCCGATAGTCGAAGTGACTTGAATGATACAGACAATCATCCTCGACCAGAGCCACGTATTCAGTTTCAGCGGCCTTCGCACCCTCCAACACTTGACGGTATATATTGGTAAGAGAACGGCCAATCTTGCCGATACAAACATTCTGGCCGAACCGCATCGGCTTCTGCGAAACACTCACTATCGGTTTACCAACCTGAGACAGTCTTTCGCAGACAGCAACCATCATCCTGTCACTGGCTACATTGGCCGTGTAATACACCAGAGTCAGATCGTCTTTATTCTTATCAGGCAAAGGATACACCGGCTTTTTGATAAACTCAAGCATCGGCTCGGTCCAGTGCGGGACCGGCCAGAACTTCTCTATCACCCACGACAACGGACGGACAGAGTTATATTTATTGTTCAGCCAGAAATCCAAAAAATACTGACGGGCGTGTTCCTGCTGCGCGTATGTCATGGCGTAAGGCCACTGTTTGCGGAACCAGTGCGAGAACCATGTCTTTTTATTTACCACATGACGACCGCCGGACAGCCACGTCTTTAACGCCACCTCAACACCAACCTGACCCCAGACACCGGCAGCCTCATCCAATAACCCTATCTCAATATACCTGTCCCGGTGCATGAACCAGCAAGCGCCCTGCCCGGTCATAACGTCAACTATATCACCCTGCGCTTCAGGCCGCTTGCCGTAACTGCGCCAGTAATCAGAACGCATCTTGTTAGAACGCTCATGGTCAGGATTGTCAGGCGGGCCGATATACATGAAGTCGGTACACTTGTGTCTTTTCTCTTTGAAGGTTTCAATGTCCAGATTATACATTCTGGGTAAGACCGTCCAATCGTATTCGCAGTCGGCCTTCAACTTAGTATCGAAGCCGTCGTCCATAAGATTGTGCGCATCAACCTTCAGAATATACTTGGCATTGGTCATACGCACGCCTTCGTTGACCGCAGCGCGCTGACCGACCGGAGCAGTATGGTGAATTAACGTAACATCAGGATGGTCCGGTATCGGCTGCTCAGGCCAGGTTCCGTCGAGAATAGCTATAACCTCTATCGGGCCATCTGCGGCACGCAAGGTTTCGTCAATAGTCTTTTGTAAATATGGTTCGTTTCGAGATGGGATAATTACCGCTACTTTATCGTTGCTCATTTCCTTTAGTATCCTAACAGCCAGGCGCTAAAAGTGTTCTGCTGATTGCCTGGTCTATGTTCAAAATAAAACTTACAGCCTGATCTATATATGAAACAATCGACCGGCTCTGGTCTATGCGCAGCGTCTTGGAGCAGGACGTTTGATAAAAGTCAGAAGGCGTCGCCGAAGGAGATGCAGAAGGTGAGGTGCTGGGCGAAAAGCTCGGCGAAACTGACGGGGTAGAACTTGGCGATACGCTTGGCGAAGTGCTGGGCGAAACAGAAGGCGAGACACTCGGAGATACCGAAGGTGATGCGCTGGGCGAACTAGACGGAGACGTTGACGGTGACACCGAAGGCGAAACACTTGGCGATGCGCTCGGTGAACTTGACGGCGACGTACTGGGGCTTACGCTTGGAGACACGCTCGGTGAAACCGAAGGGGAAACACTCGGCGAGACCGAAGGCGTACTCGACGGCCCGACACTCGGAGAAGCAGAGGGCGAACTCGAAGGAGATGTACTCGGACTTACGCTGGGCGATACGCTCGGCGTAGAAGATGGAGACGTACTGGTACTCGGCGAAGCCGATGGAGAAGAAGATGGACTTACAGAAGGCGTAACTGAAGGAGACGCGCTCGGCGTACTCGAAGGCGAAGCAGAAGGACTGTCCGACGGCGTGCCAGTATCAGCAGTTGTAATGTCAGGCGCGTAAGCACCTATAGGCAGAAAACCGTAAGCGTAAGCACCTCTATACCATTGAGCCAATTATCCGCTCCTACACAAAGTAAACAACTAAAAAATAAGATATTCGTAATAAATAGCACGCTGCAAATCGCCGCCGTGATCTATAGCGTCACACTGTTCTATATTATAATCGTGACCAGCCTCGTCCGTAAAAACCGGCGCGCCGGTAACATACTGATAGCCGCGCGTAAAATTACTCACGTCTGTAGTGTTACTGTTAAACAAGTTGTTCCAGGTATTCCTCCATCCGTCATAGTTTCCGTACTGATTATATATACCATAATATAAATCATAGATTATATTGTTTACGATTACCACGTTATGTTCGCTGGTGATACTAGCAATATAGATACCTATAGTACCAAATATGTTTTCTCCGTCGATTGTGCAGCTTATAACAGCACACAGCCCATAAGGAGGCTGGGCTAAATAAATATGTCTCGTACCAATGTTGCTGCCGTAAAAAACACAGCCCAGAATAATTCCATATTCAATATCAAGATTATAATCAACAACAGACACATCGTGTATCTTGCACCAGTAAACCTGAGCGCCCTCATTCAAAGTAACATTATAATCCACGTTACTGTAAACATTACAGCCAACCAGCGCCCAACAGTCATCGCCAGAAATACCGTAACCGGCGTTACTGTAAACACTGCAATTCATAAAAATACAACTGTCGTAACTGCCGCCGTCAACCGCGTGAGAAGCAGCGCCCGTCAGAGCAAAATCCTCGAACCGGCAAAAGGTGTTAGGAATAATACAATGGTCCAGAGAATTAGTACCGGCGTCCAGAGTTATCGTGCCGGGGTCATCGTCACCATTACGAAACACTATCGGGGCAGTAGAGGTCCCGGCATTGTCAACCACCAGAATAGCACCGTCAGAATCCTCAGCCTCATACGTCCCGGTCCCAACCTCAACCACGTCGCCAGCCGTAGCCGTAGCACCGGCCACAGACAAATGCTCCCAACGCAAAGCCCAGGTCTCCCCGCTATTGCCATCGTCACCGCCGGAACCAACATAATAAGTAGTCATACATTACACCGCGTCAAATAAATCGCTGTTAAGGTTCGTTCCCTCAGCTACCGCCGAAGACCAGTAATAAGTCGATTTTATCCGGTAATCGTGATCTTCCCCGTCCTCAAAGTAAGGGTTCTGGTTAGTATAATATACGTCCAGACCACGCGTGCAGGTAACTGTATCGGAAATATTAGAATTGTACCCGTTGCCGAAAATAAGCTCCATCTCCTCGTCATAATTCAAGGCCGAATACCAGATGCCAACGTCACAATGGTCAAACAGACAGTTGATAACCGCCGGAAAACAGCGAAAAGAATAATATATCCCCGAATCCTCGTCCATGTATACGCCACTACCCTCACGGTCAGAATCAAGCGTACAGTTGATAACCGCGCAAGGCTCCGAACCGCAGTACATACGCATCATGTCAGAAGCATAAGTATTGCTGTCAACGTAACCTAAACTGGCGTAAATCAAGCCGTTCTTTATCTCAATCTGATTATCGGAAGGATCAGAACCGTTATCGTAACTGCGGGTAAATAAAACCGAACTATGTTCGCCAATCCCCTCTATGCCGCTGCCACCATTGTTGTAAAACGTACACCAGGCAAAACGAAACCTTTTACCGTATGCGTCAGGATTGGCATTGTAAATACCAGCATTACTAGAGTTATTAACCACACAATAGTTTAAAGTAACGTCGTTGGCAAAGCCAACCAGTATCCCGCTCCAAGCCGCACTCTGAACCCAAAGACCCTCCAAAATAAAACCAGAGGCCAGCTTAATGCCAAAATCCACACTGTTAGTATTACAATTCAACCATACCCGCTGCAAAGGATAAGGAGGCTCAGACACGTTAGTTGTACCCTGTATCCGACAAGGAGCATCCGCACTAAAACTCGTACCCGTCAAATTCAAAATAGCACCGTCATCGTCCTCATCCCAATCGCCGCCAAGACATATCAGAAGCGTCGCAGTATTGCCGTCGCCACAATAAGGCAACATCGCACTCCAATCCACGTCAGACAAACTCGACCAGGCATCATCCCAACTCGAACCGTCGTTAGCGCCAGTAGCACTACTCATGGCAAACCAATAATAGTCAGTCATTAGATATAACCCTGCCATTACCGTCAACCGGAACACTATCGTCCAAAGCGGCTAACTGATCCTTAACCATCTCGCCAATCGGCTTAGTATCATTGTCTATGGACGACGGGGCAATCTTGGCATACTCAGCAGCAATCACGCGAAACTTAGCAACCGCGCGAGACTTAATCTCAATAGGACGCTCCTGAACCTCAGAAAAATATTCCACCACTCCGTCCTTAGCATGATCCACCACCCCATATCGACGAGCCTTAAACTCACCAGAATCAGGGACAACCTCAATGTCCTCACGCAAAGCTCGACCACAACCCTCAACTACACTCCCGGCAGGAACCCGAACATTCGTCAAATTACAGCGAACAAACTTCCGAGACTTACCGTCAGTAAACTTCAACGGAACAGGAACCACCTTGTCACCCTCAACCAACGGATGACGATGAGAAAAATTACAGTCCTCGTACTCGTCAGCCAAGTCCTTGCCGTCTATAACAAATCGACCGGCAAAATTCTCTTCGCGAATAACCTTAGCCATCTTAACTTATCTCCTGAAAAAATAACTGACGTCGCCAACTAAACGACGTCGAAACTCCTTCTACACATGGCAGGCGAGTTATTATAATTATCGCACAAACATATAAAAATAACAAATGTTAATTTAGGTAAACCCACACCACGCAGACAGAACCCGCACCACTCCCCGCCCACCTGCCGTACCTCACACCTCCAACCTCCACTCCACCACGCACCGTAACCTACCAAGTACTATACACTTAACTATACACCAAGGGTATGGGAAATTTTGTGAGGGGGATACAACGTATCGAGGGGGTGGCCTGGGGGGGGATGTACTATGGTACGCGCGCGTTTTTAGGTACGCGGGCGTTTACAGATCGCGCGCGTTTTTGGATCGTGTGTGCGTTTTTGGATCGCCCGCGTTTATGGGAACGTGTGCGCAAGTTTAGGAACGGGCGCGGTTTATGATCGCGCGTCTGTATTTGGGTACGCGTTCCATTTGTCTATGTCTCCGGTGATCTTTAGATGACGCGGGGCGCGGTACTCTATCACAGTAGTTTTTTAGTACTTTCCCGGTACTTTCCCAGTACTTTGGGTACTCTTTTGCGTACGTGGTTCTTAGGTTCGTTATCCTGTGCTTTGGTCGGCGGGATAGGGCAAGGTTCGGGACCGGAGGAGTAAGGATCCGGGTTCTCTGGCGACGTTGTGATCTGAGTTGCTTACAACTAACTGAACATATAAGAGCTTCGTCATTTTTTGTTGTTTTTTAGCAGTCAAAAACGGTCAAAAACCGCTGTTATTTATTGATATTACTGTATTTATAAATTATTTATTTTTATCGATTTTGGGCAAGTTATCCACATTTGACTTTTTGTCCTATTAATAGGTATGTTGACTGCTGATAAATTATTTTTATATTATATATGTTTTTTTATTTGACTATCCGATAATCGGTGATATACTTGATAATGTTGACTAACACTAACACTTGAGTAAGGAGCAAAACAATGGAAAAAAAGCAAATCAAGAAGCGGCTATTTAGCGCAGACGATGAAATCGCAGTTCGCGCAGAAAATGAACTAAAAGATGCAATTTTAGACGAATTAGTTGAAATTGATGACTTGCTAGCTATTGCCGACATTTTAGGCGTGTTTGGTGAGATGGGATTAAGATAACACTAATTGGGAACTTCTCCAGTCCTTTCGGCTCACGTTGTAAAATCCTGACTGCAAAAATAATATGAGACAGGTGGTCCAGCGAATTGACGCTGGTGAAATGCTATCGTAAATAAAATATGAAATAATACTTGACAATTAAAATACTGGTGATATACTGTAGTTAAACTAACACTTTTAAGGATAATTAACAATGGAACTAGAATCAATCAACAAGTGGAATTATGGGCATTATTCGTCTGGGAATTATGGTGCGCATAGTCTTTGTTTTAGCGCAGATGGTCGGGATTATTACTATAGCTATGATACGCTTGTGGCGGTTAGAGCTAATGGCCGTTTGATGGTCCGTGAGAACTACTGGGGGCCGACGACCGGGAAACATTTAAACTGGATCGACGGAGGCAGCAAGGAAGCAAAGGCAAAGCGCTTAAATGAAGCTGATTTTGAGCAAGCCATAAAATCTCTATAATTACTTGTTCCCGCCGGTCTCGTCCGCCGGTGGGGGCATTAAACAAGTCGCAGACGTAAAAGCGGCGCAAAAACTTAATTAAGGAGCAAGGCTATGCGTAAACTAATGAACGGTAAAATCAGAAACACGGAAAAAATGCAGGAGATAACCTATCGTATATCTCATTATAGCCACAGTAACAATCCTATCGGATGGAAAAAGATATTGATGGATGATAGTAAGTATTATCTCCAAACGGTTGGCGGCTGCGATATATACGCACCGGAAAATGATTTAGAGTATATTGGTGATATTGAAGCGTTAGCAGATTTAGCAGCAAGTGATCACTGGAATAGGGATAATGATTTATTGGATCACTTGGAAAAATATTTATAATTCCCTTGTCCCGGTAGTTTCGTCCACTATTGGGACAATTATATAAGCCGGAGACGTAAAACCGGCAGGAACTAGATTAAGGAGAAAAAACTATGGAGACACTAAGAGACGTTAGAAACATACTGGCAGACATATTAACTGATTACCCTGTTGATGGAAGTTCTGTATTTGATGCTGCGGCGGCGTGGCTGAATACGGAATGTAAAGGCAATTTTCTGCATGAAACTGGGTGGAGTGAGCAGAGCATTCTGGATTGCATAGATGAGGGCGGGAATATTATTGAGGATAAGGCTAATCGCCTAGTTGACGATTTTATTGAGTATGTAACGGGTAAAAAACAGGGGAAGGCGGGGAAGGTTTGGTGTGTTGTGGCTCACTACACGGCGGATGGCAAGTGGCATAGCCAACCATTTGCGCGATGTAAAACAGAAAGCGCGGCATATAATCAAGCCCGTAGATTTAGCGCGGCGATGAGGCGTAATGGCGATGAATGTCGCGGGTTCTCTCACGATCAGTTTAATTGTGACGATACAGATGGATTTAATACGGTGGTCACGGAGTTGCCTTGGGCCTGTCATTTGTCGTATAATGACATTTAATTCATTTTTAAGCGTTTTAAGGTAATTATGCCCATTTCCCTAGAGTTCGTGGCTCTGGGGCGATTCTGGGGCGAAATAGAGGTATTCAGGGGGGTATTTAGGAAAGGAAAGATGATGGAAAAGAAAACTGACAAAATACGTGTAACGGCTATTCATGTGGGATTTTTGGAGGGCAATTTATTCAACGAGACGGATGGTGTTGATGTTGAACAGAGTGTCAATAAATACTACAGCAATTTAGAGGTGGCCCTGAACGAGCAATATCCAAATACAGAAATAGATATAACCAGCCAACCAGGTGAAGGTTGCCCATCGTATGATTGCCAAACTCAAGTTTATTTTGATGATGACGAGGCCGCAATAGAAACCGGAGTGTATGACCAGGCAATCAGAGATATAAACGCAATTAAAAGCCAGGTTTGGGAAGATTTCGATTCTTGGGTGGTGTATCAAGAATGACCATTTTCCCGACTTCAAGAAAAAGGATTGATATGGATAGAATTGCTATATATATCCGCGTTTCCACGGTCAATCAGTCCCTGGAGTCGCAACAGCAAGAACTTGAGCGCTGGTGCGGTAGTTATGTGGGACCGTCTGATTCTGTGGAGTGGTTTACGGATCACTGGTCGGGTAAGTCTATGGATCGAGCGGGCTGGAAACAGCTAAAAAAGCGGTTGGATAGTGGGGATTTTGACCGGCTGGTTGTCTGGCGGCTGGATAGGCTGGGCCGGACGGCAAGCGGGCTAGTTACGTTGTTTGAGGAGCTTAACAATTTGGGGGTAGATTTTGTCAGCGTAAAAGATGGGATCGACCTGGGAACTCCGGCGGGTCGTCTAATGGCTCATGTCCTTGCGTCTGTGGCTGCTTACGAGACGGAGGTTCGGGCCGATAGGGTCAGGGCCGGGATAGCGGCGGCCAAGGCGCAGGGCAAGCGGTGGGGAGGTTCTAAGGCGGGTGAGCGGCGCCGGTTGACAGATGAGCAGTTGGAGCAGGCGAGTCGGCTAAGTGGGAACGGTTGTAGTGTCGGGCTTATTTGTCAAACTGTCGGCATCAGTCGCAGCCATTTCTATCGGTTGCGCAAGTCGGGCGCGATTCATAATGATAGTTTCGACGGCTCGGACGGCGGCGCGGAGGGCGCGAAGTAGTTTGGCTCCGGCCTGCTCAAGCTCACGGATATATGCCTGGTTGATCGTCAATCCTCTCTCGTAGGCTTCTTCCTGTTTTAGTCCTTCCACTAAGATTCTTTCACGTTCAATATCTCTCTGGTATGCGGCAACTCCCGAATAATACTCTAATACCTGCCTGGGTATGTAGAGGTATCGGTCAACATAACCATATAGCAACTGTTGGGTGGGGCCGAATAGTTCAGCGTGGATTTTCTCCTGGCCGTAGTTACCCTTTGCTTCTTCAACCAGCGCGGCTATGCGTTTGTTGTATGTCATTAAACTGGACAGGTTATTGATATGCTGCTGTAGCGAGTTATACATTTCATACATGGTGTGGTCGTCGAGGTCGAGGTTGGTTATATCTTTTTGTGGGTAAGGCACTTCTTCTGTGCAATACTGGTCTAGTGCTTCTGACAGCGGCATACTCTTGTTGACGTTGTGCTTTGGGATACCTTGCCCGCTGCAATCAATAAATTCCAGGCCGGGATCCTCTAGTCTGGCGTTGTGCCAAAGAGACTCAAACGCTTCGAGGTAGTTTTGGAACTGTTCGTTGCTCTCGTACACTGTGCCGTCGCCGGTATGATACTCTCTGGTTACTCCCATATACTTTTTGTGTCTGAATTGCTCTTTGAACTTATGGTCATAAACACACTCGGCATAGTATCGCCCGTTGGTGAAGCACATGTCGAGGCCGTCGTAAATGATGGGGCTGCAATTTATATACATGGCCCAGTAGGTACACATATGCAGTACGGTCGTGCCGGAGGGGATAACTTCGAGTCGTTCCTTATCGAGTACGGAGGTGATTGCGTATAGCCAATCGTTGTAAGTGAATACGACGTTGCTGG